AGAGAGTAGACTTGGGGTTACCGTCTACGTCGGGTTCACGGCTGATACTTCGTTTGCTAGTATCGGAATGATGCCGATGCCTTATGCGAAACCCCTATGGGCCTCTGCGGTCCTTGGAACAGTTACGACGAGCATCACATGACATATACCGAATTAAAAGCTGCGATCATTGCGTATACCGAGAATCAGGGATTTAGCACTGACGACTTGGATTTGTTTACGCGTCAGGCGGAGCAGCGCATCTACAACACGGTGCAGATCTCTAATTTGCGCAAGAATGTTACGGGAGCGTTGAGTGCAGAGAACAAATACCTAGCTTGCCCCGATGACTTTTTGTCTGCGTATTCCTTGGCTATTTTTGCATATGCCACAACAACAGCCACGGGCGTAACAAACACTTTTGTAATTACAGTGGCTAGTGCTACAAACATTCAAGTGGGCCAATATGTTTATGGCACAAACATTGGGACTGGTGCGCAGGTTACTGCAATTAATGGCACGTCTATCACGTTAAGCGTGAAAAACAGTGGCACAGTAGCCGCTACTGTGGTGTTTCAGGGTGACTACAAGTACTTGTTGAACAAGGACGTCAACTTTATTCGTGAGGTTTATCCTAATGCGCGTGGCACAGGAGAGCCAAAATACTACGCTATTTTTGGTCCAAGAACTACTGACGTAAATGAGCTTGTGTTTATTGTGGGTCCCACCCCTGATATTGCTTATTCAGCAGAATTGCACTATTACTACTATCCACCATCTATCGTAGATGAGGGTACATCATGGCTAGGCGAAAACTTTGACACTGCACTTTTGTATGGGTGTTTGGTGGAAGCGTACACCTACATGAAGGGTGAGCAGGATATGATGGCGTTGTATAACGGCAAATATCAGGAAGCTTTAGGCCTCTTGAAGAATTTGGGTGATGGTAAGCAGCGTGGTGATGCTTATCGTGATGGTCAAGTCAAATTACCGGTGAGATAACGCATGATTACAGCAGGACTCACAAACAGTTTCAAGGAGCAATTGCTCCTTGGAGTGCATGACTTTGAGACAGATACATTTCTGATTGCCTTGTACACATCTTCTGCCATCTTAGGCCCCGAAACCACTGTGTATTTAACCACGGGTGAAGTAACGGGCACAGGGTATGTAGAGGGCGGCCAAGAGTTGCAAAACATCACAGTTAATCTAGGCATGGGTGTGGGTTACGTTAGTTTTGACAATCCTGCTTGGGCAGGAGCTACTTTTACGACGCGTGGCGCGTTGATTTACAACTCCAGCAAAAGCAATAAATCTGTTGGTGTTCTAAATTTTGGTGTGGATCAGACAATGCTGGGGCAGTCTTTTACCATTCAATTGCCGACGGATAACCCAGAAACAGCGCTAATTCGGATTTCATAAAAATGCCGATTATTCAAACAGCGACCACCAGTTTTAAATTGCAGTTGATGCAAGGGATCCATAACTTTGGCCCAACATCTCCTGACACGTTTAAAGTTGCTCTTTACACAAGTGCAGCAACGCTTGGGTTTGATACCACTATCTATACAACTTCTAACGAAGTTTCTAGCGCAGGAACAGGATATACGGCGGGGGGTAAGACATTAACAATCAATCCTTCCCCTAATACAGGCCTAAACAGCACTGCCGTTCCCACCGCTTTTGTTTCATTTGACGATGTAAGTTGGACAAATGCCACCTTTACGACAGCCGGTGCCCTCATCTACAATAGCACTGAGGGTAACAAAGCCGTTGCGGTACTGGTCTTTAACATAGTGAAGACCGTCAACAATGACACGTTCCAAATTATTTTTCCAACCCCCGATGCAAACAACGCCATCGTGCGTATCTCGTAAGGACTAACCATGAGCACAGAAATTTCAAAAGCACAAGATGCCGTATCTGCATCCTTAGTGTCTCGTCCCGGTAGCACCGAGCGCGTAGGTGCTGGTGGTGTCTTTACAGTCACCTGCCACGGCTCTGATGGGCAGCTTAAATGGTCTGACAGCTTCCATAATCTGGTGGTGAACGAAGGCCTTCAAGACATGAATAGCAAGTACTTTAAAGGATCCGGCTACACGGCTGCTTGGTACTTGGGTCTTGTGACTGGCCCCGGTTCTGGTACAACTTTTGCCGCTGGTAATACATTGGCTTCACACGCTGGCTGGACAGAAAACACTGCTTACACAGGCAACCGCAAGGCTGTGACATTTGGCACTGCAACGACTGCGGATCCTTCAGTGATTGATAACTCTGCTGCGCCATCGTCTTTCACAATCAATGCAAATGCGCAAGTTATTGCAGGAGCGTTCCTTTGTTCAGTAGCTAGCGGCACCTCTGGCGTTTTGTTCTCTGCTGGTGACTTTACTGGTGGCGACAAGACTGTTGACAGCGGTGACACCTTGGCGGTTACATACACATTCTCGCTCGACGCAGCTTAAGGATGCGTGGTGTTTGGAGATGTAACATTTGCCCAGACACCCTTTGCCGCTTTAGGCGGTAACACGTATAACTACGCCGTTTCTGAGACCGCCGCAGCGGCGGCTGTGTCAGATGTAGAGACAACACTGGGGGGACTTGTAGAAGAAGTATCTACGGGCACAGATACGGTGTTTAACTCTAACAATACGTTGTTGGCTACAAACAGTGAGACCGCAACAGCTTCTTCTACGCAAGCAGCCCGTATAGATGTTCTAGCGTTAATTACAGAAATTGCGGCTGGTACAGACGCTCAAACGGCACGTTCAGATGTACGAGCGGCGCAAGCAGAAACAGCAACCGGAACAGACGCGCAAACAGCCCGCACAGACGTATTGGCTGCAATTACAGAACTTGCTGCGGCCCTTGATGCTCCTAGCGCGACAAAAGTAATTGTTGTGGCGGTTAGCGAGTCTTCAACAGGCTCAGACTCACAGTCAGTTCAAGTTGCATTTATCGGTACAGTAGCCGAGGCGGCAAACGCTTTGGACTCAATTAATGCGCTTGCTACTATTAACGCAAGACCGGATGGTATTCAACTTTATGTTCGTATTGGTGATGCACTTGTATGGGGTTCTATTGATGACAATCAGAATCCAAACTGGCAAAATATAGATGACACGCAGTCCCCCGGTTGGACTAACCTACCGTCTTAAGGAATAAAAATGGCTCTCGTACTAAAAGATCGGGTTAAAGAAACCTCTACTACTGCTGGTACAGGCACGATTACGCTTGCTGGCGCGGTAGCGGGCTTTCAATCTTTTGCGGCAGTAGGTAACGCTAACACAACCTATTACGCTATTGCTGACGCTGCTACGGGCGCATGGGAAGTAGGTATTGGAACGTACACAGCGTCTGGCACTACGTTGTCTCGTGATACGGTTTTGTCTTCTAGCGCGGGTGGCGCATTAGTTTCTTTTGCAGCCAATTCTAAAGATGTTTTTGTAACTTACCCGTCTGAAAAAGCTGTCTACGAAGACGCCGCTAACGTAGTTAATGCAACGTCTTTTGGTGCGATTACCGCAACCTCTGCGAATATCACAACTGCAACGCTTACATCCGGCACAATTACCACAGCCCCAACAAACAATACAGACATTGTTAACAAACAGTACGCTGACGCTATTGCATCCGGCATTCACTTCCACGAAGCAGTGGACTTGGCAACTACCGCAGCACTACCAGCAAATACATACAACAACGGAGCATCCGGTGTAGGGGCAACGCTTACAGCAAATGCCAACGGCGCTTTGTCTGTGGACTCAACGCTTACCGTTGTGTCAAACCGAATACTTGTTAAGAATCAAGTTACGCAAGCAAATAACGGTGTTTACACGGTTACACAGGTTGGCTCTGCTGGAACGCCGTACATTCTGACTCGCGCTACCGACTTTGATACCGCTGGAACCGGAGTTGACCAGATTGACGAAGGTGACTTTTTCTTAGTCACTAGCGGTACTGTTAATGCCAATACTGCATGGGTTCAGCAGACCGCTCCTCCCATTACCGTTGGCACAACGGCAATTGTTTTTCAGCAGTTCTCTGCGCCTATTACCTACACGGCTGGCACAGGTCTGAGCGAGTCACCAACATACACATTCAACATTGCTAATACGGGCACTGCTGGCACATACGGGTCGGCCTCTGCGGTTCCAGTGTTTGTTACTAACGCACAGGGTCAAGTTACTTCTGTAACCAACACCAACATTGCAATCAACGGTTCTGCTGTAACAGG